GCTGCCCCTGGTCGAAGCTGTTGGACAAAAGTCCATTTATAGCAGCGCCGACGAGACGATGTCATTGACACTGTCTCAACAGAAACCGTCCGGTCGACGTCGCCGATTGGCGCGTATCGATTCGACGGTCATTGCAGCGGACCCTCTTACGGCTCAGAATGAGTCGAAAGATGCGGCGGTTTACATCGTCATTGATCAGCCGAATTTTGGCTTTTCCGATGCCGAGATAAACCACCTTGTTCAGGGCCTTTCGGGGTTCCTGACCGAGGCAAACGTGCTTAAACTCCTCGGAGGTGAGCACTAACTCTAAGGGTTGGGGATGATCTCCCTATGACTGACATGGCTGGATTGCTGGCCCCCGTTATGGAGGTAGCATGAAAAGCCACGAAAGTGACCTGCTTGAGTTGGCGCGTTGCGTCCTTTTGGATGCTAGCGCTAAGTGTTCCGCGTACAGTTCTATCGAACGTGACCTAAGAACAATACGGTCACGTGTCAAAGACGAAGGTTTATCGTTTTTGACGATAACTCTTCCATCGTTTGGTAAGGACTTCGAAAGAAGCCTTCACCAACAATCAATTGGGCCTAACGCCTTTCGTAGTTTTAGAAAGCGTTTGAGGATCCCTGCATTTCTGCAAGGTTTACTCGCCCTAGTCTTTGACATGAACACAGGAGGGATTCTAGATGAACCATCGGTTGAAGCCATTGGATGCGTTAGGCAAATCGCCTACACATTCAAGAAAATCAGGCTTGCTTGCACAGAACATCGTGTCAGAGCAGCACTCGACCAGTTCAAAAAGATTGAGTTGGATTTTGACGAGCCTTTACACCAGGAAGACCTTACCTATTTTGCTAAGGTTAGCCATTGTCTTTGGGGCGCTGTTTTTGCTAATGAGGGGTTTAATCCCCTTACAGCAGTTCCTCGACATGGTCCAGGTGCTACTGCCGATCGCCTAGCGGGGAACCGCAAATGGCTTTTTGGCAGTTGGCATGAGCGGCTTGACCCATACTTTCCTTATTACCATTTTGCGTTCTCTTCGGAGAGTGCAATTGGCTGTAAGGCGGATCAAGATGTCACGCTCAAGGATGGAGCAGAAGAACAGCCCGTCAGGGTTGTATTCGTTCCAAAAACGTTGAAATCTCCCAGAGTAATCGCAATAGAACCTGTTTGCATGCAGTACACGCAACAGGCAGTCTCAGACTGGCTGATTCGTCAGCTTGAATCCGTCTCACCGACAAAAGGTCATATAAACTTTACAGACCAATCGGTGAATCGGAGTATTGCGTTACGATCCTCGAAAAGCGGCGAGTTTGCTACATTAGACTTGTCCGCAGCGTCTGACAGAGTACCTTTGTCAGCGAGCATGCTTATGTTTGATACAGTACCCGATTTACAGGGTGCTATATTTGCATGCAGATCGAGGAGGGCGTTATTGCCAGATGACAGTGTGATTCATTTGCGCAAGTTCGCTTCAATGGGGTCAGCTCTGTGTTTTCCGGTCGAAGCCATGTACTTCTACACAATTTGTGTAGCGGCTAGGCTGGAAATACACAACCTTCCTGTCACCTTTACTAACATCAAAAAGGTTGGCGAAGGTGTATTTGTCTACGGGGATGATATTATTGTCCCCGCGGATGAAGCGGAAGCTGTTAGTGCGGCCTTGCATAAGTACTACTGCAAGGTCGGGATGGACAAGTCTTTCTGGTTAGGAAAATTCAGAGAGTCTTGTGGTATGGATGCGTTCGATGGTGAGGATTTAACACCCACCTACGTGCGTCACCTACCACCCACTAACAGGCGGGATAGTTCTGCGCTAATTTCTTGGGTTGCTACTAGTAATCTCCTTTATCTAAGGGGTTATTGGAAGACCGCTGAGCTGATGAAGCAGTCAGTTCAGACAATACTGGGGGCTTTGCCCACAGTGTCAAGCGATTGTGCAGGGTTAGGCTGGATTTCATACCAGGGCTACGATGTGACGCAGAAAATGCGTTATAACGCTAGATACCAAGTGGATGAAGTAAACACTTGGATCCCTGCCCCTATCAAGCAGAAATGCCGAATAGGGGATTATCCAGCTCTTAACAAATGCTTACAGGCGCTCTGTAAAAAGAGTACCAACATACTCGATGTCCTTTTTGAAGGACTCTCTTATTCGCCCCGTGAGGGGAAGATAAGTAGTTACGAGTGTGTCAGCGAGCATTTGAAGAGATCTGCACGGCACGGCGCCGTCGCACTAAAACGCCGATGGACCCGGCCTGGTTTACCAGGACGGATGCGGAGTGACTAATTACCTCCGAGCGGGAGCAGATGGATTGAGTACGGCAAGGGTGGGATTTTATCCTCCTTTCTGTGCGATTCCTTGCAGTGC